CCCCTCCCCCCCCCCGCCTTTTCCCCCCCCCCCCCCCCCGCCCGCCTTGACGGCCTGCCGGTACTTGATATTCCAGAGGGCGGCGGACCCCACAGCATTGAAAAACACATCCGTGTACTCAATCCCGTTCATTCCCCACACCAGCGCGGCCTCCGCCAGCGTGTAGGAGGAATCATCCCTCAGGCGGGACAATGTCTCCACGTCAACCCGGTCATTCAGCCGCGCCTGGAACTCGGCGCTCTTCATCATCTTAATCACCCCCATCTCCGCCGTTCCGTTACGCATCTTCGCCATCGTCCCCAGGTAATCCCAGAAACCGATGCTCGGATCTCCAATCCACGCATTCAGCACGGCGGACCCCTGCTTCATCAGCGTCTCAAACCGGAATGCCAGAATCGCCTTCGCCTGCCCGGAATACACGGCATTAAGAAGCTTATCCAGGGAACCCACCGCCTGCCCCTGAACCACGCCGGCCCGCTCCAGCAAATCCACCCAGCGGCGCAGCCTCACAAAATCATCCTTCCCCAAATTCGCCACCAGGCTCTCGGCCACCTCCCGGCGTCGCAACAGCCCCCGGAAATCCGCTGTAATATCCTGCGTGTAATACCAGTGGTCCGTCATATCCGTCGCCTCCCAGAACACGGAAAGCGCCCCCACGCTCGTATCCAGCCTCCGGTGATGCTTCGTCCTCACCCTCTGCCAGCCCTGGTTCCCCCCCTTCGTGCTCGGCACGCCGGAAATCATATCCGCCGCATCCGCATCACTCATCGCATCCAGCGCCCAGAAACGGGCAGGGAAATAATTCTCCACGCGGGGGAAGGGAACGCCCGTCACCTGCTCGTACAGCTTCCCGATCTTATCCCCCTGGGCCTTCAGCAGCTCCCGCAGCCCGTAGCCGATCGCCATGCCTTCTTCCCCCACGTACTCGCGCAAAGCGGAAATAACCTCCGGCGTATACCCCTGCTGCTTCATCATCTCCCGGTAATCCTCCTGCTCGGACTGCAGCACCAGGTACAGGGCATTATCCCGGCTCAACACCAGCGGGGAACCCTCCTCCCCCTTAAAAGACGCCTTCGCCGTCACATACTTCCGGTAGACCGGCCTCCTGCCCTCAGCCCTCGCCCGGGCCGCGGCCTCCTCATGCTCCCGCAAGCGGGCCAACAGAAGGTCCAGCGTCTCTTCGGAAAAATACTCCATCCCCTCCTCCCATCGCTTCCGGATAAACTCCTTCCTCTGCCGGGCATCCATCTCCCGCACCTCCCGGGCCTGCTCCAAGGTCAGCCGCGCCGTCTGCGTAATCCACCCATTCAGCCGGACTTTTGTATCGTGGCTCGTCTTAAACCACGTCACCCATCCAGCCATATTGCCAACCTTCCTGGCCTTCATCACCTTCTCCGTAAGATGTTTCTCATAAAGATCCTGCACAGCGGCGGCACGCAGCCCGCGGGCATCCCGCATCTGCTGGAACGCATTCGTCAGCCGGCTGCGCATATCGGTCGTGAACTCCTGCAGGGCGGGCATCGTTCCCATGCGCGTCAGCAGCTGGTCCATATTCTCCATGAAATCGCCGAAATTCTTGAAACTCACCTTCCCGTGGAACTTCTCATTGGCGGCGCGCAGCGTATTCTCATCGGCCTTCTTCCCGGTCTGGTTGAACCTCTCCACAATCCTCCTTCCAATCGCATTCAGCCGTTCGGCGGCGGCCTCCTGCACGGCGGCCCATCCCTCCTTCTCCGTATTGATGTAAATCTCCAGCGCCTTCGCGGCGGCCTGCGCCTCGTCCACGCTCATCCCCTCCAGATTCCCGTACAGGGCCAGCCGGGGCAGCTCCTCACGCAGCTCCTCCATCCTGGACACGGCCTCGCCGTCCATCTGGTCGGGGTTCTCCTTCTCCAGCTTATCCAGCTCGGCGGCAGCCTCATTCATCGCCGCCTCCTTCTCCATGGCCGTCATCCGGAGCAGGGGCACCACCTGATCCGTTAAATAGGCGTAAGCCTCCATGGAAACCTTCCCCTTCTGCTGCTTCCCGTTCTTCTTGCGGATAGTGAGAACCTGGTCCAGCATCCGTGCCATGCCGGCGGAAACTCCATCCTTGGCCAGCGCTTCCAGTTTCCCGGCGGCCTTCTCCATCACCTCGGCCATCAGCTCGTGTAAACGTTTCTCCGCCCAGGCCTTGCGTACCTTCTCCATCTCATCCTCAAACACCTCTTTGGCGAACTTCTGCGTTGGCTTCTTACCCTTCTCCCAGGCTGTGCCGGCAGCCGTGACCCTGGCTGTAATCTCTGCTTCCTCCATCCCCTCCCGGGTCGCCTCCGCCATCTCCCGCTTAATCTCCCGGCGGGCAAACGCATTCACCATTCTTGTCTCATCAATCTTCCCCTTGGCCGCCAGCTCCGCCAGAATCTGCAACCGGTCGATGTAGGGCTTCACGGCCACGCGGTACCCGGCGGGCAGGTGCATCAGGGCACTCTTCACCAGGGCAACATTGCGGCCCACATTCACCAGGAACGCCGCTTCATCCGTTTTCCCGTCGTAGCGTCCCCAGGTGGCGGCATCCGCTCGCAGGTCGGCGGCGATCCGGTGGACTACCTCAAGATTCTGTGTTCCACGGCTCACACGGCGTGGGAAACCTTCGGACAAGGAAAACGTCGCCGTCGGATCCTCATAATCCGCCCACGCTCCCCCGGTGGACTCGTCCGCAAACGCCGTAATCTTAATATCGTTCCCGTCAAAAATCACGTAATTATACGTCTGCTCTTCCTCCGCTTTCCTGCGGGAAAAACCGTCCGCGTACCTGATGCCTTTAATATCGCTGGACAGCAAAGACACGCTGGCGGCCTTCTGTGCCTCCTGTTTCGTGCCATCTTCTCCATCCCAAAAAGCATCAAACAACTCCTGATAAACATCTTTGCCGCTCACGTTTTCGCCGCGGTAATCTGCCCGTCTTTCGGCACGTTCCAAAGCATACCGCACCTCTTCCACCGGGGAATCCTTCAACAAGGCAAGAACCGTCTCGTCCACGTAATCCCAGCCCAGCAGCTCGGAATCCTCTACATTCAACTCTACCTTGTAATTGGAAGGCATGCCCGGCCTGGCCTCTATCTCGTCCAGATGGTCAAGCAGAGAAAGCATGAAGCCTTCCAGTTGTTCCAGCTTCTCCCGCTCCTGGGGGTACGTCTCCGCGTATTTCCTGTTAGTATCAATTTCATCATGCAACTCCATGACGATGTCTAAAACAGTCATGCTTCCTCTGGCGGCATCAACCAAATCGCCAAGAACAGACCAGGCGATATCTGACGCGTCCTCCTTCGCCTCCGGCAGGGCATCCTTCGGCAAAAAACTGCCTACCAGGGCCCGTTGCATCTCCTCTATAGCGGCAGTCTCCACCTCCCGGAACTTCCATGTCGCCTTGTCCTGCGCGAACTGGTTCAGATAACTCCGGTTCACCTTCGGATTCTCCGCAAAATACAGCCCCCAGCCATACGCCTGCGCTCCTTCCCCCTTGCCCATGAACGCCGTATCAAACTTCCGGAAAGAATGCGGGGAAGCATGCAGGGCGGCAATGGAAAACGTCACCCCCGGTTCCGTAATCACAGCGTTGCCCGCTTCAAAATGGCCGTCATGGAACAAACCCTGTTCCTGTGCCGAGGCAATGGAAAAAGAAACAATCGCCTCACCTGGGAACTCCAGCGTATCATTAAACGGCTTTGACTCTCTGCGCTCTCCATCCCACAGGATGCGTTTCTCCACATTCCGGCTCTCAATCTCACCAGCGGAACGCATATAGTCATCAAGGCTCCTACCTTCCTCCAGATTGCTCCCTCTGGCAAAGCCTTCAATATCCTGTATGGCGTGCTGAATCTCATGAAGAAGGGTGGAAAGCTGTGCCCCTATCGGCCCGATATGGGCCAGATTGATCGTAATGGAGCGTTCTTCGGAATCATAATAACCACGGGCTGAATCCTTTTTATTCTTGTACGCAAAAACATACATCTTCCGTAAAGAAGGATAAGCCTCATACAGCTCATCAAAATTCAGCACATCCTCAAGAAGCCCGCGCCATACGGGATTCTTCCTGTACCCCATTCCCCTGGACCACTCATCAAACATGCTTAAAAACGGAAAATTCTCCGGAGCTTTCAAGCTTGCCTGGCTCGCGTCAATCTCCGCCCGCAACTTGCCGTCATCCCTTCCGGCGAAAGCCTTATCGGCATACTTTCCCCAAGTGGCCGCATTCGGGCCTATCACGGAAAACGTAATATCCGGATTCTTCGGATCAAACGTCCCCCGGTTATCCGTGGCGGACTTGATCTGATTCGGCTCAAAGGCAATGTACTCCGTCCATTTACCCAGTACAGCAATGAGTCCATCATGTCCTCTTTCTTGAGCACTATCGGCTATCTGGGCCGCTCCTGTCGCATACGGCCGGAATATTCCAAACCTGTCATCTTCATGAAAATTCCCATCCCAAATATTTAAATAATCGCCTATCTCTTCAGCAGACTTGTAATCATTAAAAATAAAAGGATTCCTGAAATTCAGAAACAGAGCCAGCTTCTTGTTCCCGTACGGAGTATTCTCCATATTGGTAAAATAAAATCCTCTACCCCATAAACCATAATCAGTAGCAGATCCAATCATGGCCTTGTCAAACACCGTGAAATCACCGTATGTCCCATGATACACCACCCTCGGCTCCCCGTTCTCGTCCACCACCTTGGAAGCATTCTGCGGATCCTTCTCCCAATCGCCAAACCAATTCTTAAACGCCTCCGTGCGCACGGAAAGCCACTGGTCTTCCGTCAGATTCGTTTCCTTCCCATTCGGGGCCTTCATGAACGTCCCGTCAGCGACCGCCTTCTTCCTGATGGACGCCTTTTCCTTCTCGACAAAAGAGCGGTAAGAAGATAGATTGCGAGTAGAAACCCCGGAGGCCGAGTAAGCGTCCCCCTGAATATCAGGATTGGGATAGGCGACTGAGACGCCTTTGGGGTTTTCTATTGTCAGCTCAAGAGTGTAAAGGAGTTTTTGATCTTCATTTTTAAGTGCAAGAGCCGTGACGTTTACGTCAAAACTCCCTATCCCCTCAATCTCCACTGTATTGAAGAAATGGTAAGCTCCGGCACGGGAGGGATCATCCTTGTACTCCTCTTCAAAACGACCATCTTCCGCATTCTCAAACAGTTCATGAATGCGGGTTGCCGCCGTGTAATGAATCTTGCGAGCCTCCTCCGCAGAAAACCCCACGGCTTTCAGATTGGCGACAGACATCTGGGCTTGTTGCGCCTTACCCACCGTCTTTCCAGACACGCGTGCCTCAATCACAGCCTCAATCCCCGTATTCTTATTAACGAACACCTTGCCCTGCAACGGCTTCAACCTCGCCCGCATCTCGGCGGCGGTAGTGATCACCTCCCCGGAAGGAATGGACACCAGGGAAAAACTGACGGAGGAATCCTCTGCCAGGGACATGGAAACCCCGCTGCCGCCGACCTCTTCAACAATACGCTGAACATCGGCTTCCCCCTGTCGCGCCCCCTCCTGCATCCAGTAGGACTCCAAACTATTGGAAAGCGCATGAACCATCTGAGCGAAATCCGCGTCAATCGGGACGCTCTCCCCGGCCAGCCGTCGGCGCTCCATCTCGTGCAGACCTGTACCCAAATCCAGCAGAGCCTTGGCGGAAGAAACCCACTGGCGCATCATCTGCAGAAAATCCTTCATCCACTGGGGCAGGCGCATATCCGCGGCCCGGGCCAATACGTCGCCCTTGGCCAGCATGCTCATCCCCTCAATCACATCCTTCACGGAAACCTCCCCATCCTTGCGGATCAAATCCTTCCTCTTGCTTAAATACCCCTCCTTGCGCAATGCGTCCTGAAGGGCCCGCAGATTATTCGCGTACCAATCCAGGCTATGCTTCGTATTCTCCATATCCTCCGTCAGGTGGGTCTCCAGCACCTCCTCCAGCAATTCAGGAACCGTCACCTCCCCCTTGTGGAAGCGGATCAGCGTCTGCCCATTCCTCATCGCCACCCGGTACGCGTTGCTGTGTACACGCCGCGAGGCGGAAACCTCCCCGCGCGCCACACCCAATTTCACGCGCTCCTCAAAAGAAGAACCCATCCCGGCAGCCTGCCCGTACGTCATCCGCGTTCCCAGGTCCTGGGCCTCGGCATTCACATCCGCCCCTTCGGCAATGCGCAGCCGGGCGGCCTCGGCCAGCTTCCGGGCCGTCTCCACCGTCTCGGCCCTCCCCATATCCTCAAACACATACTTCCCGGACTGAGACAGCTGGTCGATCGTCCTGTCCACGGCAAACGCCTGCTGGGCCTCCAGCATCCTCAGGCGAATCCCGTCGTGCAGCAGGGCCTGCATCCGCGCCGTGGCGTCCTGTTCGCTCAGCTCCAGAACATCGTAAGACTCCTGTCCCTCCGCATCCCTGACTGTCGTGGTAAACCTCCAACTCCCATCCCCCAAATCCTCCACGCGGGGCAGATTAAGAAGCTCCACCTCCGCCTGATAAGCCTCCTGACGGGCCAGCCATGAAAAATCCTCCTTCATGGCGGAAAACCCCTGGCGCACACTCTCCAGCTGGGCCGCCCGGTCGGACATGCTCAACGCGGCCTGGAAAATCTCCCGGCTCTTCTCCACGGGATCCACAATACTGGCAATCCTCTCCGCCTCGGCGCGGCCTACCCCCAGCCCCCCGATCTGCGGGGCGCCCACCCGTGAAACCCGCGCCTCCCTCGCAAACGCCGGAATCTGGGCTCCTCCGACCACAGCGCCGAACATCAGCATCTGGAAACCAAGATCAGGATCCGCCGCTCCCCTCAGCATCTCCTTCCAATCCTCAACCGTCATCCCGTTCCCGCTCCCAAACAATCGGGCAAGCCCGGCATCCAGAGGAGCCTGGAGTGTTGGCTGAATAAACTCCTCCATCCACTCGGAACCACCCGCGGCCAGAGACGCAACGCCGTAGCGCAGCGCGGCATTACCGTACAACCCGCGCTTCATCATATCCGCAGCGCTCCCCATATACCCGGCAAATTTGCCGGCAAACGGCATCTTTCCGCCAAGAAACCGCAACGTCTTAAACAAGCTCTCGCCGCCCAGCCTCTCCACCAGAACCTCCGTGCCCCCGGCTATTCCGCCCCGTATGAGGGATTCCAGCGGGGAAACGCCCTGGGCGCGCAGCTCCTCCATCCTGTCGTTGGCGACGGACGCAAACGTTCCCATGCCGCGCGTAGCCAAGAAAAAGGAAGTCTGGGCAGCCATTCTTCCCAGCCCGTCAAACTGGCGGCGAATCCACCAGGCCCCATCCGGGGACTCGGCAATCTCCGCCTTCATCGCCCGGATTTGGGAAATCATCTCATTCTGATCCGGGGTCAAAACGCGGTACACCTGCTTCCCCTCGCTATCGCGCACCACGGGGGCAAAACTCTCTCCTGTCGGCTGCCACTCAACCGTATCCCCCTCACGCACATCTCCCAAAAGCAACTGCTCAAACAATGAAGAAGAACTCTCCATCATCATCCTCATCGTTCGGTTAAAAGGAGAAACAAACAACGTGGAATCATTCCTCAACCGTTCAGCATCCGCCTTATACAAACCAATCACGGCCTCGGCTGCCATGGGATCTTCTGTTTTTAAATCCAGTAAAGCCCTGGCAAAATCAAACACATTGGCATCCGTTATATTGCCTGTCATCTCATCCCGCGCCTCCTGGCGGAAATCATCCATCGTCCTGGAAAACGGATTGGGCAGCCCCCCCCAACTCAGGGAAGCGTCATTTCTGGAAACGTAACGTTCCCTCTCTTTGACATACGCGTCCGCAAGCTCTTTGGCCCGTCGCTCTACGGCGGCCTCCGGCTGCAAATCAAAACCGCGCCCCCTCAGCCAATCAGCCGCATGCTGGACGGCCTGTCCCCAGGGAGTTCCGTACCCGCAATGCAACATCGCAAAATTTTCCTCCTCCGGAGTCAATTCAACCTTCCCCAGAGCCTCCAGAAAACCTTCCCCATTCATCATGGCGCGGATAACAGGAACAGCCTTTGCCGCAAAACTCCTTCCCGCTTCCGCCTCCTTCTCCTGCGCCTTGAAAAATGGTTGTCTGCCCGCGTTCCACCTGTCCCATACATCCCGGCTCCCGCGGATCCCCTCCGGGGCATCCACGGAAGACAAATACCGGATCATGGAATCCCCGTCCCTGTCTCCCGGCCTGGAATAAAACTCTTCCAGAACCTTCTCGCCGCGTACCCGGCTCTTATGTTCGTCCGGCACGGCCTCAAAAGCCCTGACCCACTCCTCGCCGTAAGCCTCCGCCACCTTCTTCCTGGCCTCGGGGTGAGCCTTCCAATCCATCCCCAGCGCGTCCAGCCGTTCCACCTTCTGCTGATACTCTCTCCTCTCCCTCTCCCCCAGCGGACTACCGTAATTCTCCAGAGCCTGCCTCCGCTCCCACTTATCCAGCTCATTGGATAAGGCAACCCTCGCCGGGCCATCCTCCAGCGTATCGTAAACCGCCAAAGCCTCCTTAAAATCCAGACCGCTCCCAACAGGAGGCGGAGGCTCCACCATATCCATGGTCTTAAAACTCTGATGGGAAATCTCGCCGTAAGGCTCAAGCCCCGTGACGCGCCCGGCATCCTCCAGCTGCAGCCGGGGAGAAAACGCTTCCTCCCGCAGCCCCTCGGCAGGAACGCCTGCCAAACTGTTTTCGGAAAAAGAAAATTCATTCATAACGTGTTAAAAATAAAAAATTAAAGAGAACTGCGATACTTGCGTACGCCCTTCACCCAATGCTGATTGAGATTCCGGGGGTCATTATCCGCTCCAATGGGCGCATAAACGGCTCCGATTTGCTCAATAGTGGTTAACCCTTTATCAAAATAATTCCTCTTGAGATTCCTCATGCCGTAATCAATCCCCTCTTCCACAGAACCAAATGAACGGGGCCCGCCGCCATTCGGACTGATGCCCATGGAATTATTCTTATTCCGGAAAGCGGAGCTCGTCCCCTTGCCGGTTTCGAGCATAGCAATAGCCATGCCAATCTTCACCTGATCCGGCGTCATGCCATACTTCCTCCCGGCGTCAATAAACGCCTGCCCGTAAGGAGCCAGCCCACCCAAAGCGGACTTATTCAACTTCACGCTTTTCCCGGCGGGAAGAGCCGCCTCCTGCTCCTTCATCAGCTGGTCTGGATCCCCCTTGATAATCCTCATATCCACAGCAAAAGACCTGCCTTTATCGTAGAAGCCCTCTCTGGCGACGGCATAAGTCATCACAGGAACATCCCCCTCGCACGCGCCCACAACGCGGAAACGGCGGAAATGCTCGTTGTCGAACGTCGCTTCCACCACACAATTCTTTAATCCGTTGCCATAAAGGGCATCTTGACTCTCGTGGAGCTGTTTGGCATACGATGTAGCAGTCTCCGGAGAATCGAACACGCCGAGATGCTTGCCTGTCCTCCTGAACTGTTCCACAGCATCGTCATCGGAAAGAACCTTGCCGTCCTCGGAAACGGTCGGAATCAGATACTCTTTCCCGTCCATCCCCACGGAAATGGAACGCACGGTGCTGATGGTTCCATCGGCATTGTGGACGACAGGACGGTTCAACAAATCAATGTTGCCGGGCTCAATCATGCCTTTGGCGCGGGCAGGGGATAAACCCTCAATCATCTTCCTGGGCAGCAAAACGCCGGCGGGCAAATCCTTCCGGGAGGAATCGACCCCCAGGCGCACGCGCTGCATGGGCGCCTCCCTCTCCGTGGAATCCACCCAAAACTTCCGGACATTCTTTGCCGCCCACTGGGCAAACTTCGTACGCTGTGCATCTCTGGCGCTTTCAATACGGGAATCCATCAGATCCACCCCTTCATCCACAAAAGAAACATCCCTGTTCCCGGTAATCTCCCGGACAATATCGATCAGCTTCGCCTGCTGCTCCGCCAGGGTGGCATCCTTGCCTTCGGTCGTCCGCCAGGAATGGAACCGCTCGGAAACCTGGGCGCGCAATCCGGCGGCATGATTCGCCCGCGCGTACGCCATATACTTATCCCTGGCTTTTTCGGGTGTCTCCGTTCCCGTCAACCCCAGCTGCCCCATAAACTCGTCGCGGAACTTCCCGCCGGATTCCCATCCATCCTCATTGCTGTAAGGCTGATTCTCCGCGTTGAACGCTCCCTGATTCAGCAACGCTCCCCGCTTCTCCAGAAAATCCAGGCGCCCTTTAACATCAATCGTGGGCGTCTTCAACTCCTTGCGCATCCTGTCCGCATCCCCCCACTGGCGGGACAGCCACTCCTTATCCAGCCCAAACCGGGAATACTTCTGGATAAAGGCATCCCGAGCCACCTCGCTCTGCTCCTCGGACAAAGAAGGATTAAACGCCCTTGCCTCCTCGGCGGCCGCGGCGGTAATCTGCGGGCGCGCCTCGTCCGCTCTCCCCGCTTGAAAAGCGCGGATCCATCCGCACTCTCTGGCCGTGTAAAACCCGGTCCACTCCGGGCCGTCATCCTTCGTTCCGGACGTACCTTTGCCCTTCTTGCGCGTCAAAACAAAAGAACTGAAAAAACTGTCCGCGGCGGCTGGCCTTGCCTTCCTGGCCAAATTCCGGCGCATCTCGTCACGTTCATACGGAGCAAACAAACTCTGACAATAATCGCTATCCAGAAAATCATAAGCGCCTCCCGGGTTAGTCGCGGCCAGGTTCTCAAAATGATGGCGGGCTCCAGACTTATCAACACGGGAAATGCCATTCCTCATCGCGGTTTCTGTAATAATGCCGGCTTGATGGGCTTGGGCATACCGTTCCTTGGCGGTCATATAATCTCCTCGGTCCAAATCCCCCTTCAACCCCTCTTCAAAAGCCTGCCTGGACTCCTGAATCTGCCCCTTAAGAACCAGCTCGGAAGCCCTCCCCTGGAGTCGGCGCATCACATCCTGCTGCCTGGCTCCGAATCTGGAGGCCTCCTCCTGGGAAACAAAACTCCCCTTCAACTCGCGGAACTTCCCTTCGTAATTCCGTACAAACGTATTCAGGGCGCTCTCTTTCAGCCTCCCGTCACGATCGTAAAAAGACAGCTCATGACCGCGGGCAAACCCCAATCTCCGGGTCATCTCCTGCTCAAACTCGCTGGCCAAATCATTCATCTGGCCTTCCAGCCGCGTCTGCTCGCCGAAATCCTTCATGCGCTGGTACTGGTGGGCAACATCAGACACAAACTCCTGGGCATTCTGCAGCGCCCTCTGAACGGGCTTGGAAGAAACATCCGGCATCTGGACCGGGGCAGGGGTGGAGGAAGCCGCATTCATCCGGGTTCCTCCGTACATGGGTTGCTGTAAATCACTCATCTTCTTTCATCTTGAAACGGTTAAAACTTAAAAACCTGGTGATGGAAATCTCCTTCCAGTCCTCGCGTCCGCGGATGCAGCGTTGCCACCTTGCCCGGTCAAAACGCCCCTGCACCAGACAAGCCAGCTCCCTGACGGCCTCCATGCGGCCGTGGGCAAAAAGAACAATCAACGTCCTGGGAGACTCCGGATCCGGCACCCCCGCAAAAAACAACGAAGGGCAGCACCACACGATCCCTCCTCCCGCATCCGCCAGGGAAACGGTCTCCCTGAACCAGCCTGGGCGCTGGGCTTCCATCAGAAAAAAAGCCTGCTGCATGGGAGAAACGCTCATCTCTTTCCAAAACCCATGAAATTAGCCAGCAGGGAATCCCTCAACCTGTTGGAAGACTGCATGCTCCCCGGCACCATCCCCCCCAGGGAACCGGAAAGGGAATAAGCATTCATCATCCCGGAAAAAGCCCCCTGGGTTCCTCCGGCGGCGGAACCCCACGTCTGCCCGCTCTCGGTAACACCCCCCAGCAACCCGCCACCGGACATTCCTGCCGCCCCCATGACACCCCCCGCCACCGTCAGGGCCGTCTGGATCATGGCAGAACCAAGGGCATTCTGTGAAAGCATCTTATACTGGTCCGCCTCGCTGCGTGCCGCCATCATGGCCAGATCCCCCTGATATCGGGCGGACTCCGCGGCAAACCGCTTATTGGCATCGGAAACAGCGTTGGAAAGGGCCGCGTCCCCAATGGCGCTCTCCCACACATCCGCCACCGCCACCTCCGCCTGGCTGCCGGAACCCTCGGAAGTAAAACCGGATCCGCCGCGCTGTGCCCGTGCAGACCCCATGGCGGCATTCTGATTCTGGCGCATCCGCTTCATATTGCGGGCGGCCAGGTGGGAATCGGAAACCGCCTCCGCCTCCAAGGCGCGGGCCTTCTTCTCATAAGCCGCCTGCGTGGCGCGCCCGTTGCTCAAAGCCGCCTGCCCCTGATACTTATACTGCTGGGAACCCCCGAAATCGGAACTCATAACATCAGAAAATGGAACTGCTTAAAATCTCTGTTAAAGGATCCTGGTCATTGGAAGAATGCTGGCAGGTGTCCCAATAAAGGGCCTTGCTTAAAAACGCCTCCCCCTGTCCCTCCAAAGCGGCCGCAAGCTGGGGAGAAGAAGCCAGCTTCAAAGCGCACCTGCCCGCCAGAAGAAACACAACGCCCTTGATAAAAAACGGACTGTGATCCGGCAGCACTTCGGAACGGGCCACCTCATCGGAAAGATAATCCACCACCAGCTTATCAGTCCCGGCGGCGCGCTTCCCGTAACGCTCAACCACCAAATCACGCCCCTCAATGCGGAACAAATCCGCCCCCACATACAGCACGCGCAGGCAATCATCCGGAATCGGATGCCTCATAACGGAGCGATCCATCTCAACACGTTTGGTTGCCCAGGTCCATGCCCCGAACAACAGCGCTTCCCGCAACACGGTAGGCCACCACAAATCAACGGTGCGACCGGCTGGGGAACCCTTCACATACTCCCGGTCCCCAAACTGGGCCAAAGCCTGGTTAAAAACGGTCACCTTATCCATTTGAGGCATCATGCCACATCCCCAGGCCTGATGAATACAACCGTAACTTGAACAAATGAAAAAAAGAAAGGGCGCCCCGCACAGCAGGACACCCCTCCGAACCAATAGTCAACGCAAAAAACTAACCGGAAATCCCCACCAGCTTATTATAATAATCGGTAGCCTCCCGCCACTGTGGATGCGAAGGATCGGCGATCGCCTTATAATAACGGTGATTGGGGTCGGACAAAATAGCTTGAGCCTCGTCGGCAGGATCCGTCTTCGCCGGAATCTGGCCGCCGCCCTTCAAGCCTCCCTCGCCTGTCAGCCGGGAAATGGCGTGCAGAACGCGGAACCCGTCCGGACTCGCAAACACAGCCATCTTCTCCATAGAAACGCCGGACTCCACGGAAAGCTTCCGGGCAAACGCCTTGGCGGCAGAAACATTCGTCTCATACTCCGCTCCCCATTCGTCCTTCAACGCCTCGTCAGCCTCCTTAAAAGCCTCCTCCTCGTCCGCGCGGATGCTGGCGGCCACCTCGGAAAGAAACTTCCCGGCGGCATCGGCCGGCAGCCCTGCCGCCCTGGCGTGTCCCTTCAACATATCTCGCAGGGCGTCATTCTCCACAAACCCCTCTCCAAAATCAATCTCATACTCGGTCTCCTCCTGCGGAGAAAGCGGGGGAGGACTGCCGGGATCCGGAACGGGCTGTTCCGCACCCCCTGAAAAATCGTAGGGATTGGGCGGGACTGGAGGATTCGCGGGAGGCGGACTGTCCACGGGACTTGCCGGGGGCGGCGCTCCGCCGCCGGGGCCTTCTCCTTCGCTGCCGGGAATGGCCTCTTCCCTCAGGAACCTATTGTGGAATAATCTATTGTATATCATAAATCAGGGTTATATTGTTCGATTTCGTATTTCACCCACAGGAGCATTTCCCTTTGGGCGTCTCGGCGCATCGCGTCAAGGGGGTCGTAGGAACCAGCCTTCCCTTGAAAACAGGGCAAATTCGTCTGGAACTCCTTCTCTAAAATATCCAGCACCTCCGGAGTAAAAGCCTCCTTCAGTGCGGCTCGCCTCCGGTTGAGCCTCTTGAGAAACTCAACCTGTTCCGGTGTCGGCTTATCTTCAAACATATTCATCATGATTCCGTATTAAACTGTGCGGACGCCGCGGCACTATCCCTGCCGGCCCTGGCCAATTGTTCCGCAAGGGCGGCCTGACGCATCTGATCCTCCTGCGCCTTCTCCTCCTCAACCATCTTGCTATTCTCGGACGCGGACACAATGCACTTGGACGGGGCGCCGGAACTGTCCCACATAAACCGCAATACCTCCCATGCCTTCATGCGCTTGGCAATGCGGGTATCGCCCGAAACCTTGATATACTTCGCCAACCCATTCAACACCCCCTCAAGGCCGTACCTCTGCAAACGGTCAAATGCCTGGGCAATCTTGCCCAGATAGCGGGTGCGGGGAGTCCGCAACTCAAACTTCTCCCCATCGGCGGAACGGACAAAAAACTCATCGGGCGCGTCGCCCGGAAGCACGGCCCCCTGCGTATTGCGGAACATCAGGCAGACAATGCGATTCATCATCGTCTGAAAATCCTGCGAAAACTGAATAAAAGAAGAAAAAAAGCAAATAATGCGTTCCGACTCGCGGGCATTCACCTCCGTAGCCGTCATCTCGCGGTCCACGCTTGAAACCACCTGGAGAATATCATTGAAAAACGCCTCCCTGATCAACTTCTCCTTCTTATCTTGCCGCTCCAGCATAAACCTCACATCCCCCACGTTCGCCCATTCCCTCGGTAACTGTGAACCAATAAGCTCATCCGGAACAACCGTCTTGCCTCCGGCCCGCAAATCAACCTCCTTTGCCATCTTAGCCGACACGATAACGCTGGGAATGGCCGCCCGGCTGCCGGCCACATCCATCACCCGATCCATCAGCAGGGTAGCCTTGATCTCCGGCAGCACAGCCTTCCCCGGAGCCTCGCCGTAAGAAGAAACGCCGCCCTTCAAAAAGCGCGTCACCAGAAAAGGAAACTCGTAAAAGCCGCCGCGGAAAACAATCTTCTCCGCCTCCCTGGCAACATACACGTCCAACCACTTGCGGCGGCCAGGACTTACCATGTCGGAACCGAACTGCGCCCGGCTGTTGGGCAGTACAAGGTGAACAAACTCGAACATCTCGGTGTACCGCCTCTCCGCATTCTTATACGCCTCCTGAATCTTGACAGGCAGATTACCCAGCTTAAACATCTCCACGGCCTGCTGGGCAGTAAACTTCAACGTCCGCACCAGCGTATTCACCTCCCCGTGGGCTCCCTCGGCAATCGCATAAGTCCCGGTAGGAACGTGTTTGAACACCAGGGACCCGTCACGGGAAACATCTGCAAACATGCAGCCTGTACCCGTCAGGCAACGGTCCAGGTAAACCTCGTGGGCCGCCGCATAGAAATTGGAATCCGCCAGCGCGCGGTAGACGGCCTCCGTCGCTTTGCTGTACCAATCATCCTCATCGGTGTAATCATCCCTTTCCTCCTGCGGTCGCAGGGAAAACCACTTCTGATCCATGGGAGTAATAAAAAGAAGATGAGCGGACGCCAAATTCAAAAGGGACTTATGCGCCACCGGAGAAAAACTGGACGCAGCCGTCATCTCATTAGCCTGTTCCTGCTGGCGGGCCTTCCCCTCCATCCTCGGCATGATGCGCCGGCGCAATTCATCCCAATCCCCGGAATTCTTATTCATCTCCGTGAACAGGGCGTCTGCCGTCCTCAATAAATCTTTAACATTTTCCATGAATCTCCTGTGTAAAAATCAACCCAGCGTCTTCCTTAGACCAGCCAGGGAAGAAAGAGGATTACTCCGGTTCGTCGTATTACTAAGCTTCAAGCGGCGGCGGGCAGACGAATTCACCGCATCCTCCGCTTGGGAAACATCCTTGGTTTCCGTAGTAATAACCTTCTGCTCCGGGGCATTCGCCATGGCATCAGCCATAGCGTTGGCGGCGCTTGCCTGCTTCTTGGCCGCCTTATTGGCTCCATATCCCCCGAACGTGGCGATATTTGCCAGGGCCCCTCCGACAGCTTTTAATGGATTTGAACTCATAACAACTAATGATGAAAACAACTAAACAAGCTCCTGCGCCATGCTGAACGCATCGTCGCAGCGGTTCAGCCAGCCCTTCCCGAACACAGGAAACTGCTTGCAAGAGCGGTAAAACGCCTGACGCTTCTCCTGCAGGGCGATAAGGAACACCGCTTCACCCGTGGCGGCCAGCTGGTCCTGTAGTTCCTGCCGGGTCTTGGGGCCGACAATCCCGTCCACCACAAGCCCGGCGCCGTGAATGTTCAGCGCGCGCTGCAAAATCTTCCCGGTATTCCTGCTCTCGCAATTGT